AGAAGATATTGATAGAGGAAAAGCAAAAACCACTGGAGTTGGTATTAGCACAAGTACAGTAGATTCAACTATTGTAGGAGTCTCAACCACATTCACTTATGAAGAAAATAGCAATTATTTGGAGGTTCCACCAGAAGTTTTAGGTGTTACAAAGATATTCCATTTTGATGGTAGTAACACTATAACTAACAATATGTTCAGTGTGAAGTATCAGTTGTTCTTAAATGATATTTACTATTGGGGTTCTACTGAACTTCTTTCTTATGCTATGGTAAAGACATATCTAGAAGATATTAACTTCCTCTTGACTACTGAGAAGCAAATAAGATTTAACAAGAGACAGGATAGATTATATTTGGATATTGACTGGGGTATGGTTACTGTTGGAGACTTTTTAGTTATAGACTGCTTTAGGTTGATGAACCCATCAGAGTATCCTAGAGTATATAATGATTCATTCTTAAAACCTTATGCTACTGCTTTAATTAAAAGGCAGTGGGGGCAAAACCTTTTGAAGTTCCAAGGTGTTAAATTGCCTGGTGGTGTAGAGTTGAATGGTAGAGAAATCTATGAAGATGCTGAGAAAGACTTAGAGAAGATTAGAGAGAATATGTCTAATACTTATGAACTTCCTCCTCTTGATATGATAGGCTAATGGCATTAAATCCTTATTTCCTACAAGGGTCTTCTACAGAGCAGAATCTAGTCCAAAGCTTAATCAATGAACAGATTAAGATGTATGGGGTGGATGTCTATTATATCCCTAGAAGATACATGACCAAGACTACTGTAATACAGGAAGTCATAGAGTCTAAGTTTGAAGAAGCAATTCCATTAGAGGCATATGTAGATACCTTTGATGGTTATGAGGGACAAGGTTCTCTTCTATCTAAGTTTGGTGTTCAGGCACTTGATGATCTAACTCTTGTAATATCAAGAGATAGGTTTGAGAATTATATTACGCCACTTATTAAGAATATACCAAATATAGAATTAGCAACTAGACCAAAGGAAGGAGACTTAATATACTTCCCATTAGGTGATAGGTTGTTTGAGATTAAGTTTGTAGAACATGAGAAACCATTCTATCAATTAAAGAAAAATTACGTATATGAACTCAGATGTGAGCTTTATCGATATGAGGATGAGGTCATTGATACTGGAGTAGGTGATATTGATGATAACCTAGAGAAAGCAGGTTACATTGAGACACTTACTCTAGTGTCTTCAGGAACCACTGCAGTTCTTACTACAGGAATAGTTGATGGTGCATTAAGTAAAGTCACTATCTCCAATACAGGAAATGAATATACCAGTCTTCCAAGGGTTGCTATTTCATCTGCTCCTTCTGCAGGTTTAACTGCTATTGGTATAGCATCTATGAGAAATGATATAGTTGATTATGATGGAGAAACATCATATAGGATAAGGAGAATTGATATTATAAATCCAGGTTATGGATATACTATAGGTCAAGAACCAGAGATCTATACAGTTGGTGGTGGAGGAGCAGGATTTGCTGCTACTGCTGCTATATCTAATGGTTCTATAGGAATAGTCACAATTACCTCAGGAGGTACTGGATACTCTACAGTACCAGTAATATCCTTTACAGCAGCACCTGAAGGGGGTACAACAGCATCTGCTTTGGCATACATCAATAGTGTAGGTATTGTTACTCAGATTGGTATTACTGATGCTGGATCTGGATATACCACTCCTCCAACTATCACAGTCACTGCACCTTATATGGGTGGTTCTGGTAACTATGTCTTTAATGAAGTAGTTACTGGTGCTGCTACTAGTTCTACTGGTAGAGTTAAATCTTGGGATGCTTCTACTATGGAACTCAAGATTTCTATTATCAGTGGTGCATTTAATGATGGTGAGGTTATTACAGGTGGTACATCTGGTGCTGAGTATGAATACCAGAAGGTTTCTGAGTCTAATACAGATGATGGATTTGCTGAAAATATTTCAATTGAAAGTGCAGCAGATGACATTATAGACTTCACTGAAACCAACCCATTTGGGATGCCATAAATAATACACTAGGATTGTAACAATGTTTGAATATTTCTATCACGAAATAATGAGGAGGACCATTATTTCCTTTGGTTCTATTTTTAATGGCGTTAATATACAGCATACTAATAGTGATGATTCTGTTGTTAGCACCACTAAGGTTCCTTTAGCATATGGACCCACTCAGAAGTTTTTAGCAAGACTGGAGCAAGTACCTGATTTAAACAGACCAGTTCAAATCAGTCTTCCTAGAATGTCTTTTGAATTGAATGGACTTAGCTATGATCCTTCTAGAAAATCCACAACTACACAAACATTTTTAAAAGGTGTAAAGGGTGATAAGAGTACAATAGCAAAAACATATCTTCCTGTACCATATAATCTTGATTTTGAACTTAGTATCTTTACTAAGTTGAATGATGATATGCTTCAGATAGTAGAGCAAATCCTCCCATACTTTCAACCTGCATATACTGTATCAGTAGACCTAGTTGATACTATTGGAGAGAAAAGAGATATACCTATTGTTTTAAATTCTATCACTACTAGTGATGATTATGAGAGTGACTTCTCAACTAGAAGAGCTCTTATCTATACTATGAGGTTTACTGCTAAGACATACTTCTTTGGACCAGTCAATACAGATGTATCCAAGGATATCATCAAGAAGGCTTCTATTGGATATGTTGCTGGTGGTAAGACAACTACTCCAACTAGGGAAGTTACTTATGCAGTTGTTCCAAGAGCAACCAAGGCATATGGTGATACAGTTACTACTAACTTAAGTGAAAATATAGATGATAGTATTGCTATTATTAATGTGACAAGTGCTAGTGGTATTGAAGCAACCAATTACATATACATAGATCAGGAGGAAATGTATGTTGAATCCATTTCTGGAACTGCATTAACTGTTAGAAGGGGTCAAGATAACACTGCTGCTACAGACCATGTAAATGGAGCAGAAGTTAAAGTTATCACAACTACAGATAACGCTGCTATAGAATTTGGAGATGACTTTGGATTTGATGGAACCATCTAATGACTAAAAAATTTGATGAATTAAATGATGCTTTTAATGTTTCTAGTGATATAGTTCCTATTGAATCAACTGAAGTAGGAATAACTAAACCTGAAAGACATGAGAGAACTGATATTGAAAAAGACTATGAGTATACTCGTGGCAATCTTTATAGCATCATAGAGAAGGGTCAGGAAGCAATTAATGGTATTCTTGAACTTGCACAAGACAGTGAGATGCCTAGAGCATATGAGGTTGCGGGTCAGTTGATTAAAAGTGTATCAGATGCTACTGATAAATTAATGGACTTGCAGAAGAAGTTAAAAGATGTAGAAGAGGAGAAGGCATCTAAAGGACCTAATACAGTTAACAATTCACTTTTTGTTGGTTCTACAGCAGAGTTAGCTAAGATGCTCAAGTCTGTTAATCTTGAAGATAATAAATAAAACATAGGGAGAGAAATCCCAAAGTACTAGAATACTCATAACATGTCTGACGACTATAAAAATTTGCCATCGATTGACGACTTTGCAGAAAGTTCTGAAGAACTTCCGTCAATTACAGAACTATTAGAAGAAGAAGATTTACCATCAGTAGAAGGTTATATTGAAGTAGAAGAGGAAGTACAAACTATAGAAGATGCTAATGGAGAAGTATTTGCTGAAGTAAAGGATATAGTTCCACCTTGGCCTGAGTTATTACGTCTAGTCAATGATCTTAAAGAGAGTATTCCTGAGATACCTGAGATAAAGTCATATGATGATGAACTACAAGAACTCTTAGCACATATTGAGCAAGTAAAGGAAAGTATTCCAGAAGTTCCTGAAGTAAGATATTATGAAGATGAGATAGAATCACTTAAAGAAAATATAGAAGGTGTCAGAGCAGATATACCTAAGTTTCCTAAGTGGGTTAATGAGGTTAATCAAGTACCAGATTTCTCCTGGATTGGAAAGACCTTTGGTGTAATTGATGATGACTTTGAAAAGGTCAATGATAACTTACACACACTCAAAGATACATTCAATCAAGACATAGATAATCTTTCAGAAAGTCTAGAGCTTAAGGATTTTGAAAAGAAGGTTGAGATTAAAGAAGTAAAGGAGTATTTACATGAAACTAAAGATAAGATATATGAGGAATTGAAGGAGACTGCTCTTAAGATATATGAGCATAGGAACCAGTTTAAGGATGATGATAGAAAGTTAAAGAAGAGTGTATTAAGTAAACTGAATGAAGCAAAGCAGAATATTGAGAAAAAAATAGATGAGTCTAATAGTAAGTATCGTGATTCTAATAAAGAAATTAAGAACTACTTTAATGGTCTGAAAGAAGAAGTTGCTAATCTACCAGAAGTAAAATATTATGATAAGGACATTAAAAAGTTAAGTGATAAAACAGAAACTCATACTGTCAATATTGCAGAACTTTATAAAATTGTTGAGAGTATAAAAGGTAAGCAAGAAGTATTAAAAGAAGAGATAGTTAACAATCGTCCTATAGCTCCTGATCCTAAGGAGAAGCAAGGAGATGATCCTCTTACTCCTACAGATCAGAAGTTTGCTACTCTACAAGACTTAGCAGCAAACTACAGACTCTTTGTTAACAGAGTAGAGCAACAGTTATACACCATTGGTGGAGGTGGTGCAGGATTTATTAAAGACCTTGATGATGTAACTTTTGATGCCACTAATAATGACTTATTGATATACCAATCCGCTACATCTAAGTGGGTTGGTATAGCAAGCACCTCATTAGGAAGCAGCACTCTTACTGGACTGGATGATGTAGATGATTCCAATCTAGGAGATGGTAGATTCTTAAGATATAATGCTACAGAGGAAGAATTTACCTTTGAACCAGTATCTGCTACCAATCTAGAATTGATTGCTGGTGATATTCAATCTGGTATATTAACTACTTCTGCTACAGGACAAGCAACTGTGATGTCCATTAGCGCATCTACTTATAGGTCTG